TTGACTTAGACGCACCGGAAACAAGTCTATATCCAAATGGTGTATTATTGTTTAATACACGCCGTTCAGGATATGTTGTAAAACAATTTACAACAAATTATTTCACAAGTGCTAACTATCCTAGTGCAGGTACATATAACCCGGCTGCACCAACTAACATTAATAACTTACCAGAGTTCAGTTATACGTGGGTAACAGTAAGCGGTAATCAAACAGACGGTGCACCTTGGATGGGTAGATATGCTCAACGTAACATGGTTGTTCAATCATTAAGTAGTGTTGTTGATACGAATACAGATATTCGTGACGAAGACAATTTCTTTAACTTGATTGCATGTCCATATTATGAAGAACTACAACCTAACATGGTTGTTCTAAATGCAGACCGTGGTGATACAGGTTATATTCTTGGTGATACCCCAATGGGATTACCAGCTAATGCTACAGCAATTCAAGCATGGGCTACTAACGCCGCAGGCGCTCCAAGAACTGATGAAGAAGGTTGTGTAACACGTAATACTTACTTGGGTCTATTCTATCCAAGTGGATTGACTACTGACTTACAAGGTAACTTGGTTGCAGTACCCCCAAGTCACATGATGTTGCGTACATTCTTAAGAAATGACAATATCAGTTATCCATGGTTAGCGGCTGCAGGTACACGCCGTGGTATTATTGATAACGCTACAAATATTGGTTACTTAGATAGAACAACAGGTGATTTCATCACTACTAAGACTAATATTGGCATACGTGATACATTGTATGTTAACTTTATTAATCCATTAGTGTTCTTCACTGGTGTTGGATTACTAAACTTTGGTAACAAAACAAGTTACAATTCATCAAGTGCATTAGATAGAACTAACGTTGCACGACTAATTGCTTATGTACGTAGACAATTAACATTGGCAGCAAGACCGTTCATATTTGAACCTAACGATGCATTGACACGTAATCAAATTGCAGGTGTCGTTCAAACATTGATGGTAGATTTAGTTGCTAAACGTGGTATCTATGACTATCTAGTTGTATGTGATGAAAGTAATAATACACCAGCCAGAATCGACAGAAATGAATTATGGATTGACGTTGCACTTGAACCAGTTAAGGCAGCAGAATTCATCTACATTCCAGTTAGAGTTCTAAACACAGGTGAGATAGCATCATTATAATAAACTAAGATGACCCCGAAAGGGGTTGTCTGTTTAGAATAAGATAAATAAGATTAACAGGAGATATATAAAATGGCAACAGCCTCACAATCATTGTACAACATGACAGTAGCATCTGATAACGCCGGCGGCAATCAGGGCTTATTAATGCCCAAACTACAATTCAGATTTAGAGTTAACTTTTTGAATTTTGGTACAGGCGGTGCAACATTAGAATTGACTAAACAAGTTATTGATTGTTCAAGACCACAAGTACAGTTTCAAGAAATTACATTACCAATTTACAACTCAACAATGTATTTGGCAGGTAAAGCACAATGGCAAACAATGTCTATCAACATTCGTGATGATGCATCTGGTTCCGTATCTAAGTTGGTTGGTCAACAATTACAGAAACAAATGGACTTTGTTGAGCAAGCATCTGCGGCAACTGGTCAAGATTATAAGTTTGAAACAAACATTGAAATCTTAGACGGTGGTAACGGAACAGCGGCACCAGTAGTTCTTGAAACTTGGGAATTATATGGTTGCTTTGTACAAACAGCTAACTATAACACATTAAACTATGGTACTAACGAAGTAGTTACAATTTCATTGACCTTACGTTTCGATAACGCAATTCAATCACCAATTGGATCAGGCGTTGGCGCAACTATTGGTAGAACAGTTGGATCAATTGCTACTGGTATTGGTAGTTCCATCTAATGAATAATTAGAGGAATTAATCCATGTCTGGATTTTTTCAAAATTTACTAAAAGACGCTGCCGGAACATTTTTCGGCAGCGATTACCTTCGTGATTATACTCACGCAAGTAAAACTTTTAGAACCAATGGATATCAGTACGCACCAAAGTTCAAATATCTATTTCATGTTTATTTTGACATAAACACTCAAGCATATAATCAAAACGTAAACACTAACACAAACTTTGGTTTGGCTGTAAAAACAGCTAAACTACCTAGTTTTACTTTTGATACTGCTCAATTAAATCAATATAATCGTAAAAGAATTATTCAAACTAAAATCAAATACGATCCTGTTAACATAACTTTTCATGATGATAATGGTACTGCTACAGGCACTCCTACTGCTGGTGGTGCAATAAGAAGTTTATGGAAAGCATATTATAATTATTATTACGCAGATGGCAACAATGCACAAGTAATCTTTGCAGGTGCAAGAGGTGGAAAAAATCCAAATGTAGGTGGACCAGCAGGTCAAGGCGGTACAGCCGCATCAGCAAATAGTGCAACATACAATAGTAGAAATCAATATCAACCTAGTATAACAGGTAATTCAACTTGGGGATATATAGGTGATACAAATGTACCAAGTGATTCAGGTGGACAAAAGATTCCTTTCTTTAAAAATATTACTGTGTTTGGTTTTAATCAACACAATTTTGTTGCCTACACTCTTATAAATCCTATTATCACTAGTTTTAGCCATGACACATATGACTATTCACAAGCTAGTGGCATAATGGAAAACCAAATGACATTAGAGTATGAGACAGTAGTATACAATGAAGGCTCATTGAGCGGTACTACTCCGAGTGATATTGTTACTGGATTTGGTTTAGATGCAAACTACGATAGAACATTAAGTCCTATTTCAAGACCAGGTAGTCAGCAAACAATTTTAGGTCAAGGTGGTTTAGTAGACGGAGCTAGCGGTGTGTTGAATAATTTAGCCAATGGTAATATTTTAGGTGCAGTACAAGCGGCTGGTACAACATATAACACATTTAAAAATACAAACCTAAAACAACTTGCAAAAAGCGAACTTACAGCAGGTATTATAAATGCAGTACAACAAACACCAAATAGAAATCTAAATGTTTCTACTCCTATATTTGGTGCTACGCCTACCAATGCAGGTACATTTAATGCACCAATAAAAGCGCAAGCATCCCCACAACAATTATCAAGTACTCCATATGCAGGTAAATCAAATACTGGTCCAAACTAATAGATAAATAATGTATGGCTAAGATATTAGATACTCGCAACAATATGGATCAAACAGTTAGAATTTTTGATTCATTCTATTCCTTTAACCTGGTTGTACCGGGTAATCAATATGATATTGTACATAGTTATTTTACAAGTGTCTGTGCTACAAAAACTATTGCTAATAATTTCACCGCAGTAATGTTTAGAATAGCACAAGATACTGGTATTCCTGTACTTGACTTGTTGGATCAAATAAAAGGCAAGTCTAAAATGGAACTCAACCAAGTACTTGCTTATTATCTAAATAGTTTTAAAAGTAAAACTTCATTATATGGTATAGCAATTATACCCAAATCAAATCAACCGGTAGCACGTAACATCGTGTTATAATCATGGGTAATTGGGCACAAGGTATCTTCACCCCTAAAAACCCGCAAAAATATGTAGGGAAACATAAACCTAAATATAGGTCAGGATGGGAACTTACATTCATGACTTTTTGTGATACGCATAACAATGTTACTCATTGGGCTAGCGAAGCATTATCAATACCCTATCGTCATCCATTAGATGGTAAAGTACATAATTATATTCCTGATTTTTTTGTAGTCTACCAAAATAAATATGGCAAATCAATAGCTGAAGTTGTTGAAATAAAACCAAAAAAACAAAGCCTTATTGAAAGTCGTGGCGCAAGTGCAAAAGACAAAATAGTTGTTGCAATTAATCATGCTAAGTGGCAAGCAGCCATGGCATATTGCAAGGCACAGGGTTATACCTTTAGAGTAATCACTGAGGATGACCTTTTTCGAAACAGTTCACGAAAGTAAATAAATACTTTCATGAATAAAAAATTAGAAGAATTATTTGAATTACCTCAGCATGAGATTGATAATCTAGCTGTTCCTATTCCTGATAACGCAGACTTAGTTATCACAGAAACATTAGATAACATTGAAAAGATTGAGAATGCATTACCTCAGGTTCGTGGATTGGACATGGCTGACGGGGAAATGGATGAACTTGCTGGACTAGCAACAAGCAGTTACAAAGACTTAATGGATTTGGGTATGCAAGTTGATAGTAGATTTGCTAGTGAAATATTTAATAGTGCAAGTAGTATGTTGGGACATGCTATTACTGCTAAAACAGCTAAGATAAACAAGAAATTAAAAATGATTGAATTGCAGTTGAAAAAAGCACAACTAGACCAAAAGATAAGCAAAACAGAAGATATCCCAAACACTCCTTTAGGTGAGGGTAAAACGCTAGACCGTAATGAGTTACTCAAGATCCTCTCCACTAAAACAAATGAAAAATGATAAATAATTAATACAGGAATAAAAAATGAAAAGCCTAAAACAATACATAGTAGAAAGTGTTCATACATACAATTACACTATCAAAATTGCCGGCGAAATTGACAAGAACTTCTTAGATATGTTTAAATACAATCTAAACAAGTTTGATCCAGTCAAGATTAGCGACCCGGTACGTACTCCTATTCAAAAGAGTCCATATGGATTCCCGAATTTAGAGAATGAAGCTATATCAATCATTAAAGCTGAGTTTAGATACCCAGCCACAGAACCAATGATTCAGCAGATTGCACAGTTACTAGGTTACAATGTTAACATGGTACGTGTAGTTGGTACTGATTTTGATGATAGCATTGATAGTGAACAAGTAGGATATGAAAATGAAATGAGTCATAGTCCATTACTAAATCATGGTGAATTAGAAGAACAGCCTGGTGCTAAAGAAGCAAGTAAAGCATATGGTGATTCATATTTACAATCAATTAAAGACCA